AAAAATGTGGAGCAAATAGCGTTAGAAACGTTGTTTGGATAGGTATGGACGTAAGGTAAAAAATGAGAACTCAAAATGCAAATTTTGCAATTTTTTTGCATTTTTTATACATTTTGAACTTTTAGCTTTAAGGAGCTTCAAAAAACTTCAATTTTATTTCAAAGTTCGATAAAATCGACTTCAAAAACTATTTATAGGTATTTTCTTTGTTACGATACCAACGATATTAAGCTGCTCCAAATTTTCTGATTTTATCTCTATATCTTTATAGAAATCATTCAAGGACGTAAGTCTTATATCGCCCAAAATAGGGTCTTTTATAAGTTTTTTTACATATAGCTCACCATCAAAATTTGCTATTATTATGTTTCCATTTTTGGCTTCACTTATTCTATCTACTAGCACCATGTCACCATTTTTCAAGAAAGGCTCCATGCTATCACCAAATACGCTTATTACGTCATATTCTCGTGCTGGAACTTTTAAAATATTAGTTAAAAAACTACTAGAAACAGGCACGATCTCAAAGTCTTCATCATCGTTATTTGTTCCGTATCCCGCACTGGCACTGACGTTTCTATAAAGGCGTAAATTTACCATAGAATGCTTAGTTTTTAGGTTATCCATAGCATCTTGTATCTTTTTCATTTTTTCTTGCTTAGATAGGTCATTGGGACTTAGGGACATTTCTGGGGACTTAGGGACTACTAAGGGACTACTAAGGGACACTTTATCGGGTTGCTTGACATTGCTTGACATTTTGCTTGACAAATTTTGCTCTTGCTTGACAAAAAAATTATGATTGCTTGACAAAAAATAATCGACATCAACGGATAGTACTTTTGCAATTTTTGCTAAATTTTTAACCGGAATATTTACCTTTTCCGCCTCATACAGTTGAATACTGGCTCGGGATATACCGCTTAAATTTGCTAATTCTACCTGTGTAAGCCCTTGTTCTTCTCTTAAGAATTTTATTCTTGAGCCTAAATTCATATGCAAAATCCTTGACTTAGCATAAGATATTATGCTATAATTTCAAAATAATTTTAGAAATAATAGCTAAAAAATTTAGAAATTTCCTTAATATGGAAATTTTCCCTCAATATGAGGATCAGGAGAGTAAAAATGGAAAAGCAAACCATAGCCAAAGCGGTCAAAAAAGCAACGAAATATGACCTAAAAAGCTATTGCGAAATAAAAGGGTTAAGCCTAACTAGCCTTTATAAGGGCTTTGTCAGCAAAAAAGCTCAAAAAATATTCAAGAAAGACGGCATAAAGGTAGCCTAAGTGTGGGTAGATAGCAAGAGTGCGGCTGAAATTTTAGGCGTAAAGTATATGAGTCTAGTCCAGTCTACATATAGAGCTAATAAGCTAAGTAAAAAATTTTGCTCAATAAAGCATAATATCTTATGCTTTTGTTATACCGATGGCAATCGCGGTGGAGCGGGCGGTAAAACCCTCCAAATCTGGCTAGATGACGAGATAGTAGCTAAACACCAAGCCAAGGAGTGTGAGAATCGCCTTACCATATCGGAGCAAACAAATCAAAATTTAAAGGTGAATGATGAAAATATTAGAGGACTGTGTAGCGTGGATTGTAGTGATGGCTCTTGTGGTGCCTTGCCTGGTGATAGTAGCGATACTAGATGTGATACTAGATCTTGCTTGGACAGTAGCGAGTGTATTTATGCTAGCTGCAGCGACGATTATCTACCTAGTATCTCGGATAGCAAATTTATACAAGAGAGTATAGACACCATAGCTTGTAAAATCGATACACCTATGCCTACACCCGCAACTCAAACAGCCCAAAATCTAATCCCAAAAATAAAAATCAAGGATCTTGACAACATGAATAGAGTAAAAGCGGTGGCTGAGCTAAGAAGCTGCCCAAAAGGTATGAGTAAGACGATCTGGGGCAAAAGTGTAGCCGGCAAATACGCCGTTAGCTTAAAAACGCTTTATGAGTGGGCGAAAATTTTAGAAACAGATGAAGTGAAAGAAGCGCAAGTCGTAGATGACGAGCTTGGCATTGATTTCAAGGCTAAATTTAAAAGTTCTAGCTTTGACATGAGTGCCCTAGAATGGGCGGTGGCTGCGATGATAAATAATCCTCTTGCCTCAAAGACCTTCATTTATGAAAAACTTACCGACCATGCAGAGAAAAATGCTCTTAAAATCGGCTCGTATAAGAGCTTTGCGAGGCTAACAGACACGCCCGAGATAAAAGCTCTCGTGCTAAAAGCGGTAAATGGCGACCGAGGAGTGAGAAACGAGATCGCGCCGTTTGTGCTAAGAGATCTAAACTGCTATGAGAGCTTAGAGCTAGTTTGCGGCGATCAGATAGTATTTGATTTCAATGCCGTTTGCCCTGCCGGCGAGGTGGTAAATCCAAACGCATATGTGTGGATAGATATGGGAAGCGGTGCGATAATAGGCATAGACATCACATTTGGCAAATATAATAAATTTTGTATAGGCAATAGCCTAAAAATGGCGGTGAAATTTGGCGTGCCAGATGCCATATATACAGATAACGGCAAACCGGAGCTTAGCAAATACATCACGCAGGTAAGAAGCGATCTTGGCGGCATAAAATTTAAAGACTTTGATGATCTACCGCCAACCATGCTACATAAAAAAGCCAGACCGCGCAACTCACGCGCAAAGCCGATAGAAAATATGTTCAACCACATACAAAGACGTATGGGCGAAATGATAATGTTTGAAAACGGCGGGGCGAGCTATCACAAAGATAACCGTAAAAAAGACATCATCAAAGAATACGCAAAGGACAATCCTTTAAATTTTGACGAATTTATAGCCTACTTTGAAAAAGCCGTGAAATGGTGGAACGAGCATGTCAATAAAGATAGAAAGATCGTGCCGATGGATAGTTTCTTACAAAAACTAGCCGCTAAACCAAGAGCGATATTTGACGAAACGACGCTTGAATACATTTTTAGCGAGCGACGCATAGCAAAGGTCAAAAACTCAAGCATAAATCTCACGATAAAAGGCGAGAGACGAACCTACTCACATCCAAAGCTAAGTAAATTTATAGGCGAAGAGGTCGAGGTGAGGATCAAACAAGACGAGATGAATAGCGTAAATATTGTTGATATTGATAAAAACCTACTCATCTGTGAGGCAGCGCTGATAAATAAAATAGATCCAAGAGATGAAGAGGCACTAAAAGCAAGTATCGCTAGAAATGAAGCGGTGGTGAAAGCTGTAAGGGAGGCTTTCAAATACTACGACGCGCTTTATGCTAAGCCAAATGCCATAAACGCGCACAGCAGCGTAGCTCATCAAAGCAAAGTAAAAAATGAGAAAAATAAAAGACTAAACAAGAAAATAGCTTTGAGCAATAAAGACCTGCTTGAAGCTATGTAAAAGGAGAATATATGACATTAAAAGAGAAATTTGAGGTTTGCCGTGAATACGGCATAACGCAAGGCATTTTAGCCAAACAAATCGGCAAAAATTCAGAAGGCATCGTTAGCGGCATCATAAATGGCAAGTATAACTCCGGCAAAAAAGAGCTATATGAAGCGAGGCTTAATGCCTTTTTGGACGAGCAAATAGCCGCTCACCAGCCAAAGCAAAACGATGATAGTGGCGTTTGGCTCAGCCTCTCACAGCAAAAGATAAAAGAGCGTATAAGACGCATGAAGGAGAGTAAATTCAGCTTTTTAGAGCTAATAACCGGCGAAAGCGGGATGGGTAAGACATTTTTGCTTGAAATGGCTGTCAAAGAGTTTGGCGGGCTATATATAAAGGCAAGGAAGAGTCTAAGCGCGAGCGCATTCATGAGTCAGCTTTTGCGAGCAGTGGGTGAAAAGCCGCGCGGAAATACGGATGATAAATTTGAGCTTTTTTGCGAAACGATCGCTAAAAGCGGAGTGCGTCTTATCATCATAGATGAGGCGGATCTGTTCGTGCGAGATAATGATCTAACATTTGAGCGAAAATTTGAGCTTTTACGCGAAGTTTATGAGTTTAGTAGGCGTGAAAATTTAGGCATCACGGTCATAGCTGCAGGGCTTGGTAAGCTAGTAGAGCGTATCAACGGACTTGGCGGGTATTTGCAAAGTCGCTTCACCTATTCGCCAGAAATGACACTAAGCCACGATGAGCTTTTAAACATCGGCAAACTAAGTGGGCTAAGTGAAGATGTGAGCGAATATCTTGCAGAATGTGATAATGCAAGGCTTTATGAAAAAACAGCCTTAAATTTAACGCTTGGATATAGCGAAAAAGTAGCGGCAAATCTAGTTTATATCACTTCAAAGGGGAAAAGATGATCACACAAGCAGATAGATTAAAAGAGCTAGTGGAATTTGTCTCAAACATGAGCGCAAAAGGCTTTAAAATGAGCGTAAATAAAAGGGGTGATGTATTCGGTATCAGGCGAGGCAGCGCATATCAGGGCATGATAAAGGGGCAAAAGGCATATTATTCAAAGGCTCATTTTAAACAAATTGGCTACTTTATCTTTGAAAAAAATAGCCTAAAGCCTATTGATAGGATAGCATAAATTGATTTTTAGAGTGCCTTACGGGGCACTTTGTAAAGTCAAATTTTAAGAAAGGAAAAACGAATGAGAAGTGCGAGACTTGTATTCGTCTCAACGCCTTATGCGAGCATTGAGTGCAAGGACAGAGATAGAAACTATTATGCGCGCCAGTTTGCGCTTGAAGCTTGTAGCATCGTCAGACAAAACGGTTATGAACCGATCAGCCCGGTGCTTGCGTGGATGGACGTATATAGCGAGCTTGAGCGCGAAAGAGTAATGAAAAACTGTGAAGAGCTGCTTAGAGTGTGTAGCTACTACTACCGCTATCCATGCAAGTGGAGCAATAAGAGCGAGGGTGTGGCGCAAGAGGCGGCGTGGGCCAAAGAATACAGCCTAAGCGAGCTTAAATTTAGTTTGTTTGAGTGATAGGGCTAATAAAAATTTTTAATGAGGAGTAAAAGATGCAAATAAATAGTTTTAGCGACGTAGATGTCGCTTTAAAAAGACTATGCGAAGTAAGCGTAGGTATAGAAAAAATAAACGGAGAAGTAACGCTTGAGTGCAACCGTATAAAAGAAGCTAGAAAAAGCGAAGTCGAAAGGTTAGAAAGCGAAAAAAGCTACATAGAGCAGCAAATAACGCTTTTTTGCGAGGATAATAAGGCCGAATTTGCCGAAAAACGCTCTAAGGAATTTACCTTTGGCGAGATAGGATACCGTATAAGCAAAAGCGTAAGAGTACCTAGCGTAAAAGCCAAGCTTGAGAGTTTGCTAAACTCCATAAAGGCGTTTGGGCTAGGTAAAGAGTGCATCATATACGAGGAAAAGCCTAATAAAGAAGCGCTTGCAGAGCTAAAAGACGAGGATTTGGTAAAGCTCGGTCTTAAAAGAGTGGTAAAAGATAATTTTAGGATAGTGCCTAAAATAGAGAGTTTGGAGGTAGGGAAATGAAAGAAAGCGTGTTTCAAGGCCTGTGGCATAACTTTAAGGGTTTAAGAGACGACAAAAATAGGCTTTTGCCTAGATTTGTAAGACGAGCGAAGCTAAGAATTCGCGTTAAAGGGCTTTAAAATGCTAAGTTTTTTAATATGGGGGCTAATTTTAAACGTTTATGCCTTTATCGTAACGTTTATAGCCGCTAGGACAGTAATCCCCAAATCCGAACGAAAAAGAGAACCTAAAAGGATTGTTGCCGTAATAACCATGACGCTAGTTCCTTATATGATGACGGTTTTATGTCTGTGCATTATTGCGGTTCTGGCGATCTGCAAATTCGACTACGAAGAGTTAAAAAATTTTAAAGATAAAACAAATAGCAAATAAAGGGCTTTAAGCCCTTTAAAGAGCGTTTTAAACCACTTTAACGCTCTTTAAAAGGTTTAATTTTAAGGAACAATAGTTGAGAGTTCTAAATTTATTCGCAGGGCTCGGCGGAAACCGAAAACTATGGGATAGCATAACGGATATAAATGTAACGGCCGTCGAGCTTGACGAAGCTGTAGCGCGCGCTTACGCTTTCCGTTACCCAAACGATGAGATAATTATTGCCGATGCGTATGATTATGCGGCAAAGCATTACGACGAGTTTGATTTTATCTGGGCCTCGCCGCCATGTCAAACGCATTCAAAACTAAATTTCGGCAACGTTAGATGGAAAAATTCAAGAAAATTGCCCGATTTTAACCTTTATGCCTTGATAACGTATCTTCAAAAAAGATGTCGAGCAAAGTGGGTGGTCGAAAACGTGATACCCTTTTATACTCCGCTGATAACACCTAACGTTTTACTCGGCAGGCACTATTTTTGGTGTAATTTTCATATCGCCAAAAAAGATTTTAAATCCAAGATAGCCATAGCAGACGTTAAGCTCGGCGATTTTAAAGACTTTGATATAACGGCCTTTAAGGACATAAAAAATAAGCGTCAAGTATTGCGAAACGAGGTTAATTATGAGCTTGGAGAATACGTTTTTAGGTGCGCGATAAATAATGGAATAAAAACCCAAAAAGAACCAGACCTAGGATTGTTTAATGACAACTAAGCAAAAAATTCACCTCGATAATCTACGCGCAAGCAAAAGAGCTTTGTATCAAGCTAGACTTAATAATGTCCTAAGCTACGATCTTAGTTTTTACCGCTTTAAAAACGGAAAGCTAAACGTGTCAAAACTAGCTAGGTGTAGTGGTTTAAGCCGTGGATTTTTAGAAAAAGAGCTGTGGAAAAAAGGATTATAAAATGACCAAAAAACAAGAAATATATAGAAAGCAGCTTCTAGCAATCATCCATACGCACCCGTTTTATAAACATGCAAAACAAAACGACGCATGGGAAGAGTTTTTAAGCGGATGGAGCGTAAAAAGCTGTGCGCAGTTAAAAGTAAAAGAGCTTATAAATTTAATAGCCGTTATGGACGGCAAAGATAGCCCAAAAGATCCAAATTTAGAGTTTGCAACACCAAGCCAAATTTATGCCATTAATATACTTTGGCAAAAGGTGGCAAATGATACCAGCACGCGGGCTTTGCTGTGGTTTATCAAGCGGATAACGAAAAATTTATATGTTAAGCCCGAGTTTTTAAAAAAGCGTGAAGCCTCAAAGGTATTAATAGCTTTAAAAAAGATGGAGAAATAATGCTTTGCCCTAAATGCGCATGCGAAAAAACAAGCGTTTTAAAAACGATAAAAGGGCTAAAAAATATACGTATGAGAAAATGTAGTAAATGCGGCTATGACTGGCTAACAGAAGAAAAGCCGGTAAAAGACAAAGACCTGGTCGAATACGTGGAATATATCGATAAAATTGAGGGTGAAAAATGAGGATAAATTTAGTAAAAACTCTCGCAAGATATAAAATTCTAAAATCACGCGGCGATCTAAAAACGCTTTTGGCAAACTACACACAAGCACAGATCAAGGACTTAGAGCAGATCACGGATGAAATTTTAATGCTTTGCTCAGAGAAAACAGAGTTTGGCGTGCTTAAAAAGTTGCTTATCGATAAATGCAAAAGTGCAAATTTAAACGTTTTACCAAAAGATCTTGAAGCGATCTACGCTTTGCTCGCCAAAGAGGCGGTCAAAAAAGTAGCTGCAAATTTAGGCAAAAAGATAGATTTTACATTTGACGCAGTGGATGCCCAGGCGATCGATGCGATGCGAAAAGGCTTTTACTGGATGGGTAAAGAATACAATAAAAGCTTACAAGATAGGCTAAAAGATAGCATCGAAAAGGTCTTTACCGGCGAAATAGCCTTTGATGAGATAGCTGTTCGCTTGAAAGATGAATTTGGCTCCATAATAAACGCAGATGAGCGGTATTTTCAGGGCGTGAGCGATCACATAAGCCTTCAAGCTGGCAATGTCGCTACCGTAACACAGGGGCAAAAGCATGGCGTAAAGTATTACAAAGTCCTAGCCGTGATGGATACACGCACTACTCAGATTTGCCGCTCGATGCACGGGCGTATCATCCCGGCAGATCATCTTGAAACGCAAGCGCAAAATATCTTAAACGCTGTTAATCTCGCCGATAAAAAGGCGGCCGCCGTGTGGCGCACGCAACCGTATCTTGGTAAAAGCGACAAACTAAGCGATGATTTTGGCCTACCGCCGTATCATTTCAGATGTCGCACCGAGATCGTACCTGTGTGGATAGGCGAGGAAGAAGTTGGAGGCGTAAAGATGAGGAACACATCGCCTCTTTCAAATGGCGAGACGATAAGGCATATAGATAAAACAGGGGTCGAGAGAGTGCTAAAGGCTAACAACACTCATATATTCAAAAAGCACAAAGACGTAAGCAAAAGCGATATAATAAAGGGGTTAAATTCTATCGTTGAAATTTCGCCCAAAAGAGGCGAGGAAAACAAGCTTATTGCAAAGACTCAAAACGGGCTTTTCATGGTGCTTGATGGCGAAAATATCGTAAGTGCGTATAGGCCGCGAGATAAACAAAACAAGGACAACTTGAAAAATTATTTTAATAATAATGCCGAAGTCGGCAAAAGAGAGATCATCAAATGGCAAAGAGACAATTTCACATATATATTTACGAAGACATTGACTGGGAGATAAGGCTAAAAGGGCTTGAGGACTACGATCAAGTACCAGCCTATACGAAAAGTACTCCTGATTACGGGTTTGGCATCTATAAAATAACACCCGATGGCAAAATAGCGTATATATTTGATATAGACGTGAGAGATGAGGATCTAAGGGCGGCAAAAGACGATGCTATGATGAGCGAGATCTGTGAGTTCGTCTTTGAAAACGATGCCTTCGAGCCGGTGAAAGAGACTAAATTTGAGGGCTCTTTTTATGATGCACTCGTCAAGATAAAAGAGATATTCAAAGGTAAAAAATGAGAAATTTTGATAAAGAGCTCAAAGATTTAAGCTTCAGGCTTGGAAGCGAGATCGCAAATATCGCAAAAGAAAAAACCGCGCCGATCGTGACCGGACGGCTAAAAAGAGATATAAAAGCAAGAAATGCTACCGCTAGCGGCGTAACGATAACGCAAACAAAGGCCGTACCGTATGCTAAATATGTGCATGGCGGCACCAAGGCGCACATAATAAGGCCAAAAAATAAAAAGGCTTTGGCAAACAAAAAAGCTGGACTATTTTTTGGTAAAAAAGTAAATCATCCGGGAACAAAAGCAAATCCATATCTATTCAATGCTTTTAAAATTTATCAAACCGGTGGCGGACTAGACCGTGCGTTAAAAGATTTTGCGCAGGATGTCGGACAAAAGATCATTCAAGAGGTAAAAATAGAGTTTAAATAAAGTAAATATCTCGCCCCGCCCTAAATCTAAATTTTTACTGCAATCATATAGAAAATTGATATAATCAGTGTGCAAAAAACAAAAGGGGTCAAGATGGGGACATGTATATATTGCGGACTGCCTGCCGGATTTTTTAGAAGCGCTCACAAAGAGTGCGAACAAAATTTTAAAAATAATCAAGACAAAATAAAAAATATAGTTCATACAGCTCTGGATGAGCGGAGTAACGATTTTGAAGTGTTAGTGTCTCAAATCGGTACCGTGCTTATGGGCGTTGCTAAGGAATGGCAAAATAAGATCTTGATAGGAGCTATAAAAAGCTCTATCCAAAAATCTCTTTATGATAGACATCTAGATGATTTTGAAAGAAATTTTTTGATAAAATTTATAAATCACTATAACTTCTCAAACTCTCCGGCCTTAAATGATTATGAGGACTATAAGGATCTATTAAAAGCTATGATCATAAATGATATAGCTGATGGTAAATTTCCAAGTATCGAGGTAAAGGCGATCGGCAATACTACCTTTAATTTTCAAAAAGGCGAAAAGGTCATTTGGATATTTGCAGATGCACAATATTTCGAGATCAAAACCAAGACGAAATACGTCGGTGGTTCAAAAGGCGTAAGCGTAAGACTGGCAAAAGGTATCAATTATAGAGTCGGAAAATTTCAAGGCAATAAAGTAAATTATGAAGAGGCCGGTCCAAAAACGAGCGGATCTCTGATAGTCACCAATAAAAGCATTTATTTTTCGGGTGGTCTTAAAAATTTTAGGATACCTTTAAACAAAATAATAGCGTTCGAGTATTATACGGATGGATTTAGTGTACAAAAAGATACTCAAAGCGCAAAGCCCCAGATATTTGAGCTAGGTTGGCAAGATACTAAATTTGCACAAGAGCTATTCTCTAATATAAATAACTTAGAAAGCTAGATGATATACGCCTTACCCCTTCTGTCCCTAACTTTCTCAAAATAACTAAGCGCAAGCGCCAAAGCCCAAAAGCGATCGGCGTGTCCGTGCTCGTTGCGGTCGCTGTCATAAGTAAAACTTTTGGCTCCGGCTTTGCGCTTGATAGCGTGCAGATCGGCTATCAAGGCAGGGTCATTTGGGATAACGATCGTTTTATCCTCAAAGTGCTTTTTTAAATTTAGAGCCATAGCCTCTTTGCTGCTTTGCGTAAAATAGACCCCTTGCGCCCTTGAAGGAAAGCGTCTTTTTACCTTTTCGGCTACGCTCATGCCGATACCGGTTTTATCTATCTTTTGCATAGCCAAAGGATTTAGGCGCAAAAAATCTATGAGTAAATTTTCTTGCGCTTCAAAGCTAGCTTTGGCGATAACGTCTAGCACGCTCAGCTTTTTAACGCCGCCTTCGTCGTATACGGCTATATGAGCGGATCTATCTTTGGTGCGACCGACGTCAAATCCCGCGTATTGTGGGACGCTTTTGGCGGGAAGTGCTGGCACGTAGTCTTTTATGCAGCTTTTTATAAGTTCCACGCTTAAAAGCGCGTTTTCGTCGTCTATGAATTGGCACTCGTACGCGCTAGCCCACGTATCGGCGTCAAAAAGATCGCGCATAGTTTCAAGATCGAAATTTAGTCCGTCCTCTATGGCCCTATAAATATCTACTCTATGCCTTGAAAACATATAGTATTTTGTTTCGTTATCAAATAGCTCGTGAAATAGGCTATTTTCTTCAAACGGCGTAGATAGGATAGTGAGGCGACCCGCTACCGCGCCGATAGACGGGACAAACGCGTGCCAGATTCGCTTTTGATTCGGATACCACGCAAACTCGTCCATCCAAATATCGCCTGTAAAACCTTGCACCGTGCGGAAGTTGTGAGCCATAACCCTAATCGTAGCGCCGCTATCTAGGCTCTTTTCGTATTCGCTATTTTTAACGAAAAGTATGCCGAATTTCTCGGCCCATCCGTCTAGGTAGTTCATTAAAATCCTAGCTTGCTCTTCGCTCGCGCTCAAAAACAGCTGATTACGACCCGCGACGGCTCCAAGCAGCGCATCAAGGCTTGAAGCG